GTATAAATGATGGCATAATATATTAACCTGCTGGGTTAGTGAATTTTAACCAATCGATTGCATTCTTTATTGATTGGTGTCTCCATGTAATAATATTTAGTATCTCTTTTAAAGCATCAACACACTCTGTAAGATACTCAACTTTTAGTTTTAGATTAGATAAGTCTTCATCTGCATTGAAGTAATAACCATAATCAGACTTTAAGGGTTTGTTGTGTCCATGAAATGGGTCGTAGTCCCATCCTAATGCATCTATTTCCTCTTTGTCTAACTTATCGGTATACCACATCCACTTGGTCTTTAAGAGTTTGTTATACTTGACCTCATACGATTTAAGAGATAGTCTCTTCTCGTTTAGGAGTTCTAGGTATTTTGCATGTAGAGATGGTGTCTGTAATGATGCCTTATCTAAATCGATTTGGTCGATTACAGAATCTTCCTTCCACATAGATTGTATTTGTTCTAATGTCATACTATAATTATACCACAAAAGTGGTATTTGTCCACCTAATTAAGAGGTAGATGAAATTTCAAAATTAGTAAAGAAGAATGTTGCTGTGCATGTAACATATGATAAACCACCAGCAACAGTAGTGTCCATAGTTATTTCACCCAATGTTGATGGGTATGCATCTTGAATTCTTATATATCTGTTAGGATTATTTGCAGCTGTTGTAACTACTATTGTCATATCTGAATACATTTCTTTATCATCACCAGAGTTATCTTGAGGTTGACCTTCTCTTTTGTTTGCACCCACTAATAGTCTATACTTATCTGTATCTGTAGATGCAGTAATACCTTCCATCCAAGTAAACATCTCAGTCCAATTTTCCATATTTTCATCAACAATAAAAGTAATAGTTAATTCACCATAGTTTATTTTATCGCCTGGAAGTTTAATATTTGCACCTAATCTTGTAGGTTGTAATGATTCACCTATGTTAACAGATGGTATATTAACACCTGTTGCAAAGTATTTCGTATTGGGTAACTTCTTAACAATCAACTCAAACTGAGTTGGTGCAAGATAAGATAAATTGTCTGGAAGACTTCCAGCCCAAGTTGCAGTTGTGATTTGTCTCGTAGTCATATATGTATTTATAACACTTGCACCATAGGTACATAATTTGATATAATACTATAGTAATGGGAAGTGAGGTAATTAATATGAATTGGTTGTAAATAGAGTTACGGCAACCCCCTAATGTCGATAGGGGAATGTGGAAAAACCCAGAATGAAACATAAGAACCCTCTGGGTTTTTTTGTATCTACTTCTCTGTTACAAACTCATTAAGTTGTCTTGCAGTCAAAATGATTTCTTCACCAGTAATTTCTCTTAGTGGTAAAGGTTTTTTATCATTTGGAAATGCATCGTTATGAGTATGAATTGCCTCAACTTCTCTCTGATAGTTATCAGTTAGAATACCTTGTGCTTGATTTAGTAAGTCTGCTCTTATTTCATAGCCTGATTTTTTGTCTGACATAATATTGTCCTCTGTATGTGTGTGTATGGGTTGTCTTTCTGACTTCCCTAATTATATTTAGTGCATAAAAAAAGAGGACTCGAAAGTCCTCTTTAATTAGTCTACGACTAAAGTCTTATAGAATATTTTCTACTTCAACTTTTCTGTAGTAGAAGTTTGAACCAGCAGAAGCTAGACCAGAACTTGGAGTCGAACCTACGAATGGATTTGAAATCATTCCATATCGAGTTTTGAAACCAATTTTTGGTTGGAATGTATTCTCACCAACTGCACGAACCATTTGTAATGGAACATACGGGCAATAGAATACACCAGCATCATAAGGGTTTGAACCTCTATAACCTACAGTCATGTAACCTTCGTTACTATGACCACTAACTGGGTCAAGAGTGTAATATGGGTCAATATAAACTTTATATTTACCATTTAGAACACCTACGAATGTGTTACCAGCATCATCAACTGATAATTCAGTGTTAAGAGCTGGAGCATAGTCAAGCATTCCTGCCATTGACAATGCAGAAGCGACATCAGAAGAACAAAGGATAAAGTTACCTTTTCCTCTTCTTGACTCTCTTGCGATTACATTAGCATCTCTTTCGATTTGGAAGAGCATACCTTTGAACTTCTCAACAGACCATCTACCAGATGAATCAACATCTAAGTCGAATCTACCAGCATTAGCAACACCAGTTTGAGCACCAGCTTTTGCTTGGATGTTAACAGTTCTTACAACTTCTCTGTTGATTTCCGCAAGGATTTCAGCAGATAAGATATTTGCAAGTTCTGTTTCTGCATCTAGACCATGAATTGCTTTAAGGTCTTGTGCAAGTTCTATTGTGTATTCAGCTTTAAGAGCTCTTGACTTAGCAGTTACAGTTGCTTTCTCAATAGTGAAAGCCATTGATGCAAAAGGATTTGATGCTTCAACATCACCTAATGCTTCACCTTCTGCTGTAGTCATACCAGTACCAGTTGCATAAGCAGCTGCATCACCGAATGGGTCTGTACCTGCTTGTGTTCCTGAGCCTGAGAAATCAGTATCAGCTTCGTTGAATAATGCCTCGGACATAGCAAGTCTTGAAGTATTATCGTTATATCTAGCCTTCATACAGAATACTAATCCTGTAGGGCCAGTCATTGGTTGCACACCACAAATATCGTATGCAATCAAATTGGGTAGAGACCTTCTAACTAATGAGATAAGAATAGGATTCCAATTTGCAATCCCAGAACCATCAGAACCAACAGCAGCGTTAACTGGTGATGCTTCGGTTAATCCTTGTATTCCATTCTCTTCATTAAAGGCTCTTTCTTGGTTCTCTAGAACCACAGAAGTTACAGCTTTTTTGTAAGGGTCACTGATTTCTGGTAAATCTGGATGACTCAATACTGGCTGCCACTTCTCTTGTAAAGTTTCTGACATAAACATTTTATGTTTCCCCTTTTAATTTAAAAGTGTTAATATTTAAAATCGACCTTATCTATATTTGTTAGGGTCAATTTTTCCTAATGCGGCAGAATATGCAGCCATACTTGGGTCAAGGATTTTGTCCTCAGTCGAAGTATTTTCATCGCTATCACTAACCACTTCTTCATCTAACTGTAATTTCTCTTTAGAGTCACTAAAGTAAGATTCTTTAATTGTTTGAACATTAGATTCAAAATTTTCATCTTGGTCTAGGTCTTCAATTAATTTTGTAAGTTTCTCAACTTCACTAGAAGTTAAGTCACTTGAAACTTCTGAAACCACTTTGTTTCGTACAAGTTCATCTCTTTCAGAGACTAAATCGATATTTTTTGAAACTTCTTCATTTAGTTTAGCTTCAACTTCTTCGATTTTACTTGCAAGTTCATCAACGACATCTAATTTGTCATCTGGAACTTCTACATAATGGTCTTCGAATAATGATTTAAGTCCTTGTATAAAGTTTTCTGTTAACTCAGACTTTAATCCTCTTTCAATTGCAAGTTCGTTATCTTTAACCCACTCTTCTGCAACATAACCTAAGAAAGAATCAACTTTAGTAACTAATTCTTCTTTGATTTCGTTAGATGCTTCAACAACCTCTTCTCTCTTTTGAGATTCTAGGTCTTCTTTGATTTCACTAACTTTTGCAGATACAGCAGCTTCAAATACTACTTTTGCTTTGTTTTGAAATTCTTCTGAAAGGTCTTCACCTTCGACAAGAGCTGCAACATCATCTGACATGTCATAAGATTCTGATTTTTCATCTTCATCTTCTTCTTCATCATCTTCTTCGTTGTCTTTCTGAGCATTCATTTTTGAACCCTCTTTTACCTCTTTATCTTCTTCATCTTCATCTTCATCTTCTTCTTCATCAGATGCTTCTAAGATTGCTTGTAAAGATTCTTTCACTACCGATTCATCCTCAGATTTGAAATGTTCAGCAATTTTCTTAAGAAGGTCAGCTTTTGTAGATTCTGATTTTTCATCTTCATCTTCATCTTCATCATCTTCTTTATCTTTCATGTCCATTTCATTGACTAAGGATTGGATGTCTTCCTTCTCAAAACCCTTTAGAGTTTCAATGATATTTCTTAAGGCTTCCATTTTAGTCATATCTTCAACAGAAATTTCTTCCTGTTTAGGAGCAACTTTGTCGCCTTGGTCTTTATCACCTTTTCTCTTTTTAGAAGTTTTCGTTGCATCACCAGCTTTATCAGTTGATGCAAGAGATTTTTTCTCTGGGTCTTTTTCTGGAGTAACTACACCCTTATTAGCAACAGGAGCTGATGCTTCCATTACTTCGTCTTGATTTTTTATATCTTCTGACATTTGTGTATTCCCCTGTAAATTACTATAATTACAAATTAAGAACGAATTATTTGTTCTTTATATTGTATTTATAACTTTTATAGTTTTGACAAGAAGTTTTTCATAATTTGTAACTTCTTCTCATCCAATTGGCGTTGTTTGGTTTGTCGAATCTGGTCTTTCCATGATTCAATCTCTACGGCTTTAAATACACCGCTTTCATTTATCCATTCAACACCTTCCATAATACCATCCACAAAAGCGTCTGGTGCAGAAGGGTCTGCCACGATGTCAGCTGCTGTTGCAAGCATGAAGTCGTTTTGGACATATTGTGCATTGTTTTTCTGGGTCACAGACCCCATACCCCTACTGGAAACGCCTAGTTTTGCACCATCATTCAACAGTCCTTTAACTATATTACCCATTGGAGTATTCATTATCTTTGCTTTACCAACAAAGTTATTACCATCTTTCTCTAGAGAAGTAATCATATGACTAACTCTCTCAAGATTGATTGTAGGGCCATCTGGATGACCCAGTTCCCCATATGCACGATTTTTCTTAATGAATTCTTTATTGTATCGGTTTACCTCTTTCTCCATGATATTCATTGGGTAAACACGACCATTTCTGTTCTTTAATTCTGTTTGGAGAAAAACACCTTCAATGAAAGTATCCTTACCACCATTTTTATTAACCTCAGTAATAAGATTTACTTCTTCTGATTGTTGTTCTGATATTAAAAACATCTCTTTCTCCTTTAGTCTTGTTCGATTTTCCCATCATACTTACCATCTTTAATGGCACCTAAGTATGTGTTCAATCCTATGTAAGCATCATTTAACTTTTCCCAAACTCTTGTGACAGTATCAACAGTATTTGGATACTGCAAATCGGAATGGATTTTATCTACCTGTTCCATTGCCTTTTTGAGTTTGTTGATAGTTTGTACTTCTTTCTTTCTATCGAACTCTTTACCAAGATACTTACTTTTTCTTTGATATGACCCATTGTATCCTAACTTTTCTTTAAGGTCTCTGATAGTTTGTTCTAAGGTCATATCTCTTCCTTATTTAATGGTTGCAATCTTTTCTGCAACATCGTTGTAGGTTTGATTACCTTTTAAACCATTTGAGAACCCAAGAGTATCTTCTATCTTCGGTTCTTCTAGTACTTCTTCGATGAAATCACTAAGGTCTTCACCTAAAAGTTTAATTAATTGTTTTGCATTCTTTCTTGCTTCCTTTTCATTTTTATAGGTTGCAAGTTCTTGTCCATCTACATAAACTTTAAATTTATTAGATTTCTTTGCAATAACGATAGGTACTTTCTTTCCTTTTGCACCTTTTTCCATGTAAGAATCTACCTCTTGTTCACCACGAGGTAACTTGAATTTTTTCACTTCATCTAATGACTGAACTAATTCTTTAAATTTCTTCATTTGCTGGTTGTTCCTGTTTTAACCAATCAAGTTGAACATCTAACCTTTTTGCATCAATAGCTTCTTTTTGTTTGTCAACCATTGCTGTTGCAAAAGCATTTGATGCACCAACATTGTCACCAGTTTCAAGTGAATTAACTATATTTTTAATATCTTCTCTTGCCATAATTTATTTCCCTCTTACATGGTTAAAAAGAGTCCATCTCTCCTTCCCCATCATCGTTTTGTTTTTCATCTTCGATTTGTTTGTCGATTATCTCTATCTCTTCTTCGGATTGTCTAAGAATATTCTTTCTAACCCATTGAATAGAATAGTACTTACCAACATACTCATCTAAATCTCTTAATGTAGTAGCTCTTTCTCTTTGTATCTCTGCATCTTTCAGTTCAACAAAGTGAGAATCTTTTTGATAATCAAATCTAACATTCTCTTTTTCGTGTTCCCACTCTTCAATTGGTAAAATACCTTTTAATACCAACTGAGTTTTGAGTATATCAATAAACATACTACTAAACTTCATTCTAAGTCTATCTACGAAACGAGAAAATTTAACCTCATCTCTTGATATCTCAGTTGACCTACCTAGAGAGAAACCACTTTCAGTTTCTAACCTAGAGATAGGTACATTTAAACTTCTGAACAGTTTTCTTTGGAAGTATATAATATCTTCTATTTCACCTAGATTTTGTCCGCCAGGTAAGGTGGTAATTTCTGTTCCTCTTCCACCTTCTCTTCTTGGTAACCAGAAATCTTCCAACATACTCATATGTTTTCTATCATCTCTGACTTCACCTGTATCTGCATTGTAGACTAGTTTATTTTTATATCTAGTCATAGTATCTGCAAGATACTGTTCTGCCTTTGCCTTCGGAAGGTTACCTACATCTATATAGAATATCCTTCTTTCTGGGGCTCTTGATATCCTATAGATAACAAGTGCATCTTCCATCATTCTTAATTGGTTAGCAGACTTTAGTCCTTTGTGCATGTAACCAATGATGTTTCTTCTGTTTGCATCCATCATTCCAGATGTAGTATAAACTATTGCATCTGGTGATATTTGCAATGTCTGACCACCTTGACCAAGTGTGGTATTCTTTTCAAAACCACCTTGATTGTAAGTATAGAACTCTTTTACTTTATCTATAACTTCTATACCCTTACTGTCTTTCTTTTTCTGAACTTCCCTAATCTTTTTAATTTGAATAGGGTCAATCATTCTAAGTCCAACAACACCCTTTTTAGGGTTCTTGGGGTCAACAAGTAAATGGAAATACATCCTTCCATCTACATACCATTTTCTGAATATATCAGAAGATGTTTGGTTGAACCTCAGAAGTCGTAAGACTTCTGAAAATTCATCTCTTATTTTGGTCTTAATTGAATCAGAAAATTTGGTTGAGTCCAAGTTGATACCAACCTGTGCATCCAAATCATTCGAAGAAATTGCTTCTTGAACTATATCATCAATTGCCATATCAACCTCTGGTATCAATGACATCTGTCGATATCTTACGATTAAATCTTGTTCAGATTTAACCCCACCTTCCATGTCAAGGAATGTCCCTTGGGCCATTCCACCACCTATTGCATAACCACCTTGCCCAACTTCTACAACCTGAGCTCCATCATCATTAATAGGTGCAACAAAGGTAGGTGCTTGTCCCTCTGCGTCTTTCCTCTTTATTTCAAATCCAAATATTTCCATAATATATATTTATAACACTAAGAGATAGAACCCTAATTAAAGAGTTCTTTCCCAGTGTGAATAACTGAATGTTACATCAAAAGTCTGTAATTCATCAGCAGTATCGTAACTTAAGTCGACCTGTGCTAATGTTTGAGGATACATGTTAAACAACTCGTAAGTTGCAATAACACTGTCATCCCTATTTAATTGTGATACAGAAGCTCTTGAAACCAAATAGTCTAGGTCTGTTGCACCAACACCACTATCCATTTGTTGTATACTTTCCATCCAATTTTCTACTGCTGTTCTTGCAGTAAAGTTGATATCGTTAATGATTGTTATTGTCCAATCTTCGAAAGTCCTATCCCCAGCAATTTTTAGTTTATGTCCTCTAAAAGGAATTTCAACTACTGGAAGGGTTGAGCCTGGAATTGCTGCAGTTTTGCACATAAATTCTATTGACTCACCCATTCTAGGAATGTAGACTCTGAACCTGTTGGAACGAACTCCACCAGCAATCAACTGTGATTTAAATTCATCTATAGTTGCCATGTCTTACTCCTTAGTTTCCATACTGGGTGTTAGTAGCACCATATACTTCTTCGAACTCAACACCAGACCTAGCTGCAACAAAGTTTAGTGTGATGAAGTTGATACTTCTATTAGGTTTAACGAATATAGAAGCTTGGAATTGATTTGCATCCACCACTGATTGTGGGTTATTTGTGTCATCACAAACAACTTGGAAGTCTACAACACCTCTTCTACCTTTTACTTGTCTTAAGAAAGGTTCAATAGTTGCTCTAAATTGAGCTCTTGTAAATGCATCGTTAAATTCGAATAATTGGAATTTAGCTGCAGTACTTATTGCTTTCTCCATAACAATGAATAATCTTCTAACATTAATTCTATCAAATGCACTTGCACTTGAAAGTAAAGTTTTATCTCCAAACAATACAGTCCCTTGGCCAGGGAAAGTTACTATTGGATTAACTCTCTTCTTATATAGTGCATCTCTCTCAGCTTGATTTGGATTGAAAGACAACTTAGTAATTCCTAAGATTTGTCCTCTATTTAATCCTGCTGGTGAGAACCATGCATCTCTTGCTATATCAGTTCTTGCCATAGTACCTGCTGTATGTGAACATGCTGGTATGTAACAGTAACCATCATTGTACTTATCGTACTGATAGCACCATGCACTATCTAAAGTTGCATAAGAACTTGATGTTAATGTTTCTGCAAAAGATATTATTGATGCACTTGATGTCGCATTACTGACACAATCTTGTTTTCTTGGTGAAATGATTGCCATACAATCTTTTCTACCTTCTGCAACTGCAATCAAGTTATTTGCTTGAGTTGTTGCTTCTGCAAGACTTGTAACATCACCATTTGAACCATCATCCCCATTAAGAGGGCCTGCAATTAAGAAGTCTACATCTTGTGTCTCTGCATCACCAAGATATGTTGAATATCCTGCCTGCTTTTGACCAGATGTTAAATTACTTCCTTCTGTACCATCATCGAATGATTCTGTTATTGGTAATGCATGTGTATCGAATGCAGCACCTGCTGAAGCAAATGTACTACCTGCTTCGGATGTGTTTGAATTGTGATTTGTCCAGAAGATGTAGTCTGAGTTATATCTGATTTTGTTAACATAGTAGTTAGAGTTACCTTCTGCGTCTTTAGCATTAGATGCCATTGAAAGACCTTCGTATACTTCTAAAATTTCTCCAACGATTCCTGTTATAGAACCATCTTCATCTACTACAATAACATGTACCTCATCCAAAGTACTTGAGTTTGCAAGAGCATCTGGACTTGAGCCTGGTGCTTTTGTAAAGTTCTTTGCATATTCCCATTCACGAGCAACATTTGAACTGTTAGATGGAGCAGCCTGTAAACCAGATGTACCATCAGATTCTAATGCAAATGTGAGTGAGTTTGAGGAGATACTAGATATTTTATATCTATCTGAGTGCCCTGCGAAAGTGATTATATCACCAACAACAAAAGCTGCACCAGAGGCAACATCAATTGTAGTATTTCCGACAGCTATAGAGGTGTCAGAAAGTGTAGATGCAGCTCCGAGTGAAAATGCATTTGCACTTGCACAAACAGATACTTTTAAACTATTACCTAAACTACCAACGCATCTCGCTGCGAAATGACCAGCACTAGAAGCTGCACTACCAGTATGGTAGTTTGACTCATAGTAGTGAGTTGGGTTTTTAATTAGTATACCAGCTGAACCAGTTGTTGCATTTAACATTCCTGTTCCTAATGCTCTAACCACCTTTAAGTTATTTCCATATCTCAAAAAGTTTGCAGCTGTATAGAAGTGTTCTTTCTTCATAGATTCCTTAAGGTATGTATCATCACCTTTAGGTTCACCGAAAACACTAACTAATTGTTTTTCATTGGTTATAGTTCTAACTTCATCAACTGGGCCCCAACTAAACATTCCAACATATCCACCAATACTTGATGATACTGCTGGAACAACATTGGTCACATCTATTTCTCTGACTTGAACGCCAGGACTTACTTGAAATGCCATTTTAGTTTTCTCCCATAAAAAGTTTATTTCCTAAACAAATTCAATTTTTTTGATTTGTCCATAGTATTTAGTATTTCTTTGATTTTAAAAAGTTCCATAAGACCCATCTTCCTTATCTTGAACTGTCCATGTATCTCCACCCTCTGTAAAGGTTTCTTGTCTAGTGTAGGTATTTCCATCCATTATTCCTATTGGAACTATATCATTTTCTATTTCTTTCTGTTTTTCTGCATATAACATGGACTTTAAGTCTGCATTTGATAGGTCTTTAAACATTGGAGTTGCAACAAACCATGCAAATAATACACAATTCATTACCATATCATCATGACATCCACCATCTGCCTGCCATGATTGTCCTTTAGATACAAAGGTTGCAAACTCTTGAATAGTATCTGTATCCCTTATATAGAGTTTTTTCTCTTCCATTATCTCTTTCAGAGCTGCACATCCTTGTGCTTTGACCTTCTTGGTCATTCTTACTCCTACTCCATCTGCCTTAATTGCACTCGTTAAGAACATATTTTCGTATTCTAACTCATAGTAGAGTTCTCTACATACCATTGTTCCTTGATTATTATTCTCTACAATGATAAGTGCATCATTATATAGTTTACCATATTTTGCACATATATCTGGTAACAACATAGGAGATATTAAATTGTCTCTAAATGTTGCAACCTGTTCAAACATATTACCATCATGTATATCAAATATAGTAAATGTAGAATAGTCCATTCCCTTACCTTCTGCTGTATCTACAGCCATAATATACTCATGATGAGGTTTAGGTTTTTTATATATCCTTACATTTCCATATAATTCCATAGGATTTTCTGATACTAATCCCAAGATTACATTTGATGGGATGAGAGTTCTCCCTGTCCCTAAGAATGAATTACCAAATTCTTGTTCAAACTGCAACTCTGATGTATTTGATATTGTAGTTTCTTTCCATCTTTCATCTCTGCCAGGCACATCATTCCAGTTAACTTGGTAGTTCGCAAACTCGTTTGACCCTGTAACCGATGCTTCCCAGATACGATGGAACATATTACCTACTCCATTTGCAGTAGATGTAATAATAACCTTAGAGTTCTTACCAGAGGTAATTACTGGATATGTACCAGTATAGAATGGTTCTGCATTCTCTACAAAGGCAAACTCATCAAGATAAAGAAGATTAACAGATAAACCCCTAATCGATGATGTCGTAGTTGCAGATGCAATAATTCTAGAATTGTTTTCAAAGTCTATACTTCCTTTGTTTAGTGATTTAGTTCCTGGCTGTAAAAAGAATGGTACATTCTCCAACATGGTTGTTATACGAGATAACATTTCTCGTGCAGTTGCACCCTTGTTTGCCAATATGGCAACTGTTTGTTCTGGGTGGAACAAGATGTACCAAAGAAGATAGGCACATACTGTGATTGACTTTCCAGATTGTCTACAGGCAAGGACAATGTTAAACCTGTTATCAATAAACTGATTAATAAGATTTTCTTGATATTCATATAAATTAAAGTTGACTAAACCCTCATCTAGTGATATTATTTTTATGTATTTTGCAATGAAGTATGCTGGGTCACGAGTACATTTAAGGTACTCCTGTACCTTTTCATTATCCCATTCTTCTGTAACACCACTTCTTTTTACTTGGGCATTACCTAGATATCCTTCATTCTTCGGCTTCGGCATTCTGTTTCTTCAATAGTTTCTGCAATTCAGCAGTTGAACCTATGAACAACTGATTAGTTGTATTTCCTTTAGGTTTTTCATCTTGTAAGTCATCCATCATTTTCTGGATTTGTAATAGTTTCTCTGATGTCTCTGATACTGTCTTGATTAACTGTCCTGCGACCTCGTAGGTTCTCGGATGTTCACTTTCTTTTGCAAGGTCTAGGATACCCTCAATTGCATCCTGGCCCCTCTCTACGAGTCCATATAGGGTGTTTCTGGTGTATTTGTAGTCTATCTGTTGTTCTTTATCTCTTTCTGAGAATCGACCAACCTCATCTCTAGGGACTAGAACCTTATTAGTTTCTTTAACTACTTCTTCTGCTTCGTGGTTGATATCTAGAAGTTCATCTAGTTTCTCATCTATAGATTGTTTCATAATTAAATATTAGACTTGTCTGTATTGTAATCGAAGTCGTTTCCATCAAAAAAGTTTATTGTTTCAGTTATATTTAGTGGTGCTGTATTTGGACTTGCACCAGTAGGATTAGGCACCATTTTAACCTCACTAGACCTTCCAGCAGTTGTGTCTACTTGACCATCATCTGATATATAAGTTCTTGCACGAACATCTCTAATAATTTCAGAGGATGATATAGAACCATACAGATATGTTTTCATTTCAAAGTTTAAATTCCATGTAATAACTCTACGAGATTGGAAATCTCCTTCGTACTCATCTGTATAAGATACATCTTGAAGTACAATAGGTACATCCCTTTTCTCATTAGTGCCTGGCACTGTAGTCATTGTAACTGTAAAGTCTGGTGTAAAGAATGGTAGAATTTGTTCTACAATCTGTAATGCATCTTCTGTATTCTTTGATAAGACATACAAACCAAAGTTTATATTGTAAGGAACTGGTGCAAACTGTGTTCTTAAAACTGTATTATCAGATGCATCATGTAGTTTATATTGTTTTAATTTACCAAGTTTTCTTTCTGCATCGTATGTAAGACCTGTAATATCAAATGCAATTCTAGGTAAAGTCATTGCAACTCTAGAATTAGCTGCATCCATGATATCACCTGCTTGGTCTAATCTTGCAATGAACTTTTGTTTAGGCCCATAGGATAGTGGAACTCTTACATTCTGTCCTGTACTTCCATCTGCTTTATCTCTTTGAATATCAATTTCATTGAACATAGTACCAAAAACTGATACTGCCCTTTTGATTGCTTCATGATAGAAATGTGTTTTACCTAACATTCTTTATCCCTTCTACATAGTTTTCTGCAGCGTTCTCTGCATATGATTCACTATGTCCTTTATATACTTCATCTGCAGCCCATACTTTATCTTCCCAGTATCTACAACCCCAGTTATCATTAGAGTCTTTCCAGACTTCTGCTTTCCTGTTGTCTCTCTGATATGTGTGATATTGTTTTTCAAACGATTTCATACCCATACCTTCTTGGATGAACTCTTTGTTCTTTTCTCTTATTCTGTCTAACTCATTCATATAATTTAAATACCAAATTGCCATATTATTTATAGTGTTCCAAATGGATTACTTTCTGTGAAGTCTACTATGTTATCTCCAGCAGTTTCAAATTCTTTATTGTCTGAAAGTGGGTCATTCGGCATTGCATACATGTCTGGTACAACTGTTACTGCCCTATTTGCATTACTTGTTGCACCTACTATGTTACCAGCATTTGCATTTGATGATAGTACAAACATTGTGTTTGTAGCTGGTGTTGCAGTATCGTTGAATGTGATGTTATTAACTTTAAGTATTTTCTGACTTGACCCAACTGATGAGTAATCTACCACATTACCAGATACAGTTTTACCTGTATTAACAGTTTGTGTTACAACCTCACCTACTTGGAAGTCTCCAGCACCAGCACCAAGTGTCATTTGTACTTGATATGAGAACTGGTCTTCGATGTTATCAAGTTCTGCAATACCAACATCAATCTCTTCATGTGAGTATTCGAATGTTTCAACTTGTAGTTTGAACACATTAAGTTTACCTAACTGGTAGAATGGGTTCTCATGTTCTACAAATCTAATTTCAAAAGTTTGGTTTCCAAGAGGGAAGTAAATTAAATCTCCTTCTTGAGGTCTTGTTGATGTTGCAAGATTAGAATCTAATGATATGAATCTATCCCAAGTTCTTCTGGATAAAACGAATGTTGCTTGGTCTCTAACTTCCACACCAAATTTTGAAAGTAAGTCTCCTTCTCCCTCAAACCCTTCGGTGTTTTCGATATACATTTCAACCATGTATGCATCACCAAACTTGGATGATGTATCTTCACCAAAGATTTCATCCTCATCCACGATTGTTCGTGGAAGGTAGTAGCACTCATGTCCATAGAATCTAAGTGATTCTACAACCAAGTCTTCATGCAGACTTTGTTCTGATTGGACTGCATGGTTAAAATAAACATTAGTAGGCATTGATTACCCCATCATTATAGCAGATTCAGTCTGTAATAAATTACTTTGTTCCTCTAACTTCTCAATTTCTGTATTTGCATCCTCAAGGATTTGTCTACCCTGTAAGGTTACTCCGCCTGGCAACTGCACTCCTTCGAACTTAGATAAGTTCTGACCCCATTGTTTTTTAATTAATGCAGTAACATATTTCTTTAACCAAACATCATTATACACATCTGTAAACTGAGTTGGGTCTATCTTTCTATAGC